GTTAGGAAGCTACCCAGCGCCGGGTTGGCTGCGGTCCAGTTGTTCTCGTCCCACGGATCAGCGTCCATGGGCGTGTTTCTCATGTATACAAAAATGTGTCGGTTCTCTTCGTCTTCGGGATTCTGTAGAGCGGTTTCCATCCTGCGGTGCATAATTCCCGCGAAGCCTTCCGTGTCGTTACCGGCAGTGGTCGAGGCCATCATGAGAGGCTGGATTCGAGCACCCATACCGGTACGGAGGGAATGCCACATACCACCATCTTGCCAAGCAAGTATCTCGTCGGCTCCGACGCCTGAAGGGTTAGAACCAAGAGCAGACTTAGCATCAGCCGCGATAACTTGGTAGAAAGAGTTGGTTTTGCGATGGATGATTCTTTTCTTGTAGTCGGAGATTTGAAGGTGCTTGGACAGGTCCTTAGAGAACTTGACCATTTGTGCGGCGACGTCAAAGGCGAGCTTCGCCTGATTAATGTCACGGGCCACGCCGTAAATCTCACCGGACTCTTCTCCATCCGCTGCGAGCAGATAGAGCATGATTCCGGCTAAGAGTTCAGTCTTGCCATTCTTGCGGCCAACCTCTACCCACGCAATCTCATACCTGCGTCGATAGCAGGCGAATTCCTCGGACCAAACAACGCGACCGAATAACGGTCGAATAATATCTTCGCGCTGCCAGTCCGCGAGGATGAACCTCTTGCGGACCCATGGACCCTTGGTGTGGAAAAGTAGCTCTTCAAAAAAAGCCTGAACCTTATCGGCGCGCGGGATACAAAAGTGTTCCCCGTATCCCGCGCACTCGACGTCATCGAAGGTGTAGCCGCATGTTTGCACTTACACCGTCCTTAGACTTAAGTTGTTGAAAATGTGGTGATGCGCTGGACGTATTGGGTACAGGCATGGTATGGTTGATGGGTGAAACTGAAGGCTTCATTAGAGCGACTACAGGCCCGTCTGGGCCTGCGGCGATCCAACGCGGCGGCTAAGCACCGCAATCGGAAGCGTGAAGCGAAGCGACCCGGTAAGGGAAACCGGAACGAGCAAGAGCGAAGGAGTTTGGACGATGGACATTGATCCCGCCCACTACTGGCCACCGGTCGGTCCACCGCCGACGCCACCGGTTGACTATCCGGAACCGCCTGCGCCGCAACATAATTCGCAGCCACGCGTCTTCCTGATCGTCCTCGCGGCGTTCGCAGCGGTGCTGTTTATGGTCGCGGCGGTGCTGTTCATCTGCACCGTCATTCAGGCGCATCGTGACCAACCAGGGGCGCTGGCCAATCCAGTGGTGACCATGACGCCGGTAACCGTGACTACCACGGCAACGCCGCCACCTGCTGGTGACGAAGTCTTCCTGAGCGCCCTGAAGCTTATGGGCTATCCGGTGCCGGATCAGGCCGGGTCTATTAAGATCGGCCATAACATCTGCGCCAACCTGCGCTCTGGGCACGGTGTCGTTGGCACGTCTCTGATATACCTGCCCGAGTTGGGCAACGCCCCAGAGGGCTTCAATCAGGCCGATGCCGTCGCTCTAGTGTGGGCGTCGGAGGATGCATACTGCCCCGAGCAGCCGCGTCAGTGAGCACGCCGCCACCTAGGTACCCACTAGTCAGAATGCGCGAGGCACTGTTTGAGGACCGCGATGGGACGCTCCGATGCGGAATGACGACTGGCGTGGCCAGTAGCGGATGGGTGACGGTTCGCTGTCCGAATGGGTCATTGTTCACCATTGTGGCGGAACGGCTTCTCGTCGTACTATGAAACTTCACCCGGCCAATCCACGGACGATGCCCAGATGGCTCACGCCGGGTGATCAAAACTTCACCCCAGCCAACGCGCCGCCGCTACCCAAAAGTAGCCCGCTGGGGTGTTAAACTTCGCCCCGGCTAGATCAACAATGATGCCCAAAGCCCGATTGCCGGGGTGAACTAGCCCTTAATCTCGCTGTAGCACACCGCGCCGAGGTAAAGCATTACCACGGCGAACAGTGACCAGCCGAGGAGGGTTACTGCCACCTTTGTCGCGGCACTGGGATGCCCATGAGCCAAAGCGCGCCGCGAACCTGAGATTCGACGGTGGGGCCTGGGTTCTGGGGACGAATGACTTCTTGGCGCTTGTTGCAGTCGTTACACATCGTGTACTCCAATCATTTCAATGACACTAACTTGCATGGTATCTCAGCGTCCTCGTCCAGATGGTAGGCCGCGCACAAACGGTGGTAACCGTCAGCGACCTCCAGCCCCAGTGGGGTGCGTACTAGCAGGATCGGTGAGAGTGATGCTTTCCCTAGCTGCCGGGCCACGTCTTTATTGTCAGCGGCCAGGAGTGGTAGGCGGCTGGCCCTGAGAATGTCCTTGGCCTTGCGCTCGGTCATGCCGACGCGCTCCAGGTCCCAGGCCGCAGCCTGGGCCACCTTCTTGCTGACCAGAAGGCTCAGGTAGTCAACTGCAGCGTCGTAGTCGTGCGCTTCAGGCTTGGCTAGCCACTTCACTGGTCGTAGCGCGGGTGATGCTCGGGATGGCTCACGGCGTGCAGAGCGGTGACGCCCTCGCGGGTTTCAAGGTCCAGCTCGGCCACGTCAACCAGCTCGTAGGTGTTGTCGCCAAAGGTCAGCTTCATTAGTTCTCAATCGCTAGAGTGCCTGCGCCGACAACCAACAGCCAAATGCCGTCTTGATTCGGTCCTGCAGGAATGGTCAATAGTGTGGGACCGCCGTTAGCGCCCGCCGCGATGGTGGCCACTGCGGCAATGTGCGGGCCGGTGCCCGAAACGATCCCGGCGCGCTTCACGACAGTGAACCAGTTGCCGACGTCGATGGTGTCACCAGCGGTCGTGTTGTTAAGTGGGAAGAGGGCAGTGTGTTGGCAGGAGCCGTCGTGAAAGACGGGCTGGGCAGCAACAAGGGCCATTATCCGAGAATCCTTTCCGCCCCGCCAGTCGGGCCTTCATTCTCAACATCCACACGTAGGTCCGCGCGGTCGCCGGGAGTGAACCCAAAGCTGGCTGAGTATTTCTTGATGGTTTCGGCACAGTCTCGCATAATCTGCCAATACGGTGACTTAATCACACCACCGGCAGCGCCCCTATCCGTGTACTGATTTCCGAGCTTAATACGGCAGTCGCGGTAAATGGCGACGGCCTCACAATAGACAGCGAACGTATCGACGTCCCAGGGCGTCAGACAGCCCTTGTCGATCAAATCTGGTGCATAGTGGTCCCAGACGGGCTTAGCCGCGTCAGAGAGCGTCTCAGGTGCCTTTACGGTCCCTTCGGAGGGCAAGGGCTCATTGCGGTTGATGCGGTATTCCTTGACGCCCTCCAGCACCTTCAGGTGCGTGGGTGCGGACTTAGGTCCCCTAGACCCCATGCTTAATCACCACCACGGTTGGCGGGTAATACGGATGAATGGGACAGTAGCATTTGCAGCTATGCACCGGGCACGGTGGCGGCGGTAGAACGCTCATCCACGGCCTATTGCAGGTGCAGATCATTCTGGGTCCACCGGTATCCCGAGCAGGTCGCAAATCTCCAGGGCGAAGTCACACAACGCCTCTTCGATTTCCTCTTGAACGATAGCGATGACCTCAGCGCGGTTCATGTTTTGCCAAATCCTCTAGCGTCAGTCTGACGTACCAGTATTTAAGCCAGAACCAGTCCAGGAACCTTTCGGTGCGGGATGGTTTCACAATGCTGCTCCTATTGCGTAACTCACTGAGTCGATGCGGGTAGTAGATGGGTAGTAGACGTATCCGCAGGCGCAACATCGCAACACTGCGGACTTGCTGTCGGGAATGATTTTGAACCGGAAAAAGGCGGGATGCCAACATTCCAGCGTGGCCCATACTTCATTAACGTACGGGTGAGGTTCCAGCAGGTGCCGGGCCAGGTGGTCGAATGGGCCGACCGGTTGCTTGCGGAGCTTCTTCTTTTTCACTGAAGCGCCTCGGCGAACGGTCGGACCATTTCTTGTTCCATCTGGCTCTCGTCTGCGGTAAACACCGTCCCACAGGCATCGCATTGCCATACCTCTACGGGATCGAACCACACAACAGACATAAGGAGATGCAGGCAGTCCACTTCATAAGAAACGGGCTGCCCGAACATAGTAAGCAACATCTCCCACATAATTGACTCCTAGACGACGCGTTCGATGGCCGCTGTGACCACCGTCAAAACATTCGATGCAGATGCCGTCGCCCACTGCGCCTGGGTTTGCAGAAGGAATGACTGTTGGGTCGTATCCACAACGGCGGTAGA